TTTTTTTTTTTATAATATATAATATTATCCCATCCTCACCCACCTGTCACCTAAATAGGGCATTGAGGGTGCCCTATAATATTATGGGAGAGAGGGAGGGTGTGCCCTAAGTCCTTTGAACAGAGCCACTTAGCCCGATTCGGCCGGTTAGGAAGCGGTTAGAAAGGGGTTAGAATCCGTCGAGAATCCGGTTAGAATGTGGTGGGTAGCATCTTATATAACTAAACTGATACCCTATTCCGATGCAATTATTGAGTCTTATAATAGTAATGAAAGCGAAAGTATAATAGTATCTTCGCTTTCCTTTCACTCCCTAGAATGTCAGACTTTAGTCTGCCAGTCCTAAATAGTGGACACAACATCTTGTGGTGACACTTTTTGTCACACAATATATTGGGGTTATGATGTAGGCATAAGAATTGCAGTGTTACCAAGTAACAGTGTGTCACCTTCAGAGGACATAATATTGTGAAGTATCAGGGTCTAAGAGAAATACGAAAAGTCACAGAATATCGTGATTCTGACGGAGAAAAATCAATATTCAAGACTAAGCATGTTGGATATGCGTGGGTAAGAATTGATATACCATGCTATCAACCCAACGAATTTGATGAGTTCTTTGCATCAGTTTCGACTAGTGTGATGAAACAATTAAATCACAAACTAAATCGTCATGTCAATGATGATGCACCGGATATGACCATCGTTGACATTAATAAACTCAATTATGGCCTTCAGGAGTCCAAGTAATGAGTGAATCAGTAATTAAATCCTGTGAAATTGGTGGTCCTGATTGTCAGGAAACTAATGACCTGCGCACATACGGCGGAATGATTGTGTGCGGTAACTGTTACGCTATTGAGATGGGCCTACTCAAAACTAATGCGACTCCGGCCGCTCAACAGGAGAGAATAGAAGTCAGTAATAACAAGATGGCAATAGCACTTGAGGCAAGCAGAGCAGTAGACAATGCCATTCAAGTAAGGACAGACCTATTCAATGCTGCTACCACTAGCATCATCGAGCTTAAGGCTCAAATCGATGGTAATGCAGACATCACTAATAAGCCCTACGCATTAGCCGAAGAACTGACTAAACGATTCGAGCATCATAAGCAAGTCGTATTTGAATTGTCCGAACAGATTGTTGCGGCCGGCAATAGTCAGAAAGCTATTCAGATATACCTCAATCAGTTGGCAAATAGTCTCAGAGCTGAGGAACGTGAGAAGCTCAAGATTGCCGACATCAACTATAAGCCCAATCCTGTTAAGCCTGTTAAGACTAAGGCTATTAAGACTACGGGCTCCACTAAGAAACTCGATAAGACTGAGCTTCGCAAGTATGCTGCGGAACTTGGCGTATCAGAGTTTACACTCCAGATGCTGTGCGTCAGTAAAGGTATTAGTCCTGAGACGGCAGCTAATCAACTGCGTAAATCCATTAATGAGGCTAAGTCTGAGGCATGAATACTCTCTACATTATTAGGGGCTTGCCTGGTAGTGGCAAGTCTACACTAGCTAATACTCTCGCTGGCACTGGACGTTGTGAGGCTGACGAGTATTTCACTAATGCTCTCACTGGCGAGTATACATTTGATGCATCTAAAATCAAGGATGCTCATGATTACTGTAAGATGAAGGCTGCGCGCTTGATGGAGGATAGAGTTACAACTGTCGCCGTAGCCAATACATTTACTCGTCGCTGGGAGTATGAACCGTATATCACCATCGCTCAGCTTAACGGATACAATGTCATTATCATCTCACTCGAAAGTGAGTTTGATAGTGTGCATGGTGTCCCTACTGAGATGATGGATATCATGCGGAAACGCTTCGAGCATAACTTTGGCATTGTGCCAGAAGGTAATCTGTAATCATGAAACACTACACTACTTGTCCGAAGTGCAAGCATGATAGCTTGAACTTCACAAATAACTGTCCATCATACAATCGTGTCCATCCTGGATGCGAGATTAATATTAACCACGTGCATTACTTCTGTGCATGTGGATATCATGGTGTATCGGCTGATAACATCACTATTGAGCCTAGAACTAAAGCTGGCTCACTGGATTAATAATGGATAGAACTAAAGCTACTAAGACATTACGTGAGACTCTTGATACTCATGGTCTTAAGGACTGGAGTATTAGACTCTCAACTACTGTGTCAGGTGTAATGGGCTATTGCTCTGAGAAGGATAAGACTATCTTTCTTAATGCCCATCATATCGATACACATCCTGAGCCGGAGATTATCGATACAATTAAGCATGAAGTAGCCCACGCATTAGTTGGCTGTAAGCATGGACACGGCCCAGCATGGGTAACTAAGGCTTTCGAGATGGGCGTTAATAACTTGTCGAAGTGCTCGACTATTGGTCTGAGCCCACAAGTTATTGATGCTATTCGCTCTGGTAATTCTGTCGAAGTAACATTCGAGGAAGCTACCATTGAGCGTAACATCACCGTAGAGGAAAAGGTATTCCGTCCTAAGTATCAGGTAACACGGCTACAGGATAGATGTCCTGAGTGTAATAAGGTAGCCGTAGAGGTATTCGCAATCGATACGGTGGATAAGGATGGAAACCAAGTTAAGCTCATTACATTACAGTGTTTCCACATCATTAAGAAAATCATCCCTCGCGGAACAGCGTTTGAGAGTATGGTTTCAAATTATTGGAAACCTGAAATCGCTGCCTGTAAGCACGATTGGCCCACAAGGGACGAAGCCAAGTCCTTACATATACCGTCTAATCGTTGCCGCAAGTGTGGTGAATTCAAGCTATACAACTTCCAAGTTATAGGAGCACGTAACGCTGAAGTTGGATTAGCATCACAGAAGGGACATGGTATCTTTGATGATATGGGCCTGGGTAAGACAATGCAGGCTCTCGCAATTCTGAGATTCCATTCATCTCTATACAGTCCCACAATGGTAGTCACTAAGTCTGCCATTAAGTTTCAGTGGTTTAAGGCTGCTATTACATGGCTTGGGCCGGAATTCATTTCACAAATCATATCTACATCTAAAGACTATCTGATGCCCGGTCTGAAGATGTATATCATCCCATACGATTTACTTCGCAGGTTTCCGCGTGAGAAACTACACAAGTTAGGTATTAAACTTGTGATATTGGATGAAGTCCAGCAGATTAAGAATCCTGACTCATCGCGCACACAGGAAGTTCGTAAGCTAGTGAGTGCCAATAGTGACTGTAAAGTCCTGCCACTCTCAGCTACACCGTGGAAGAATAGAGGGAGTGAATTCTTCCCCGCGCTTAATCTAATGGACCCTATTAAGTTCCATTCATATCAGGCATACTTGGACCAGTGGGTTGATTACTTCTACGAAGGCCCCAAGAAGAAGATGGGTGGCATTCGTAATATCCAGAAGTTCAAGGATTACACTCAGTCACTTATTACTCGGCGTGAGTATAATGAAGTGATGGATGAGTTTCCTGATATCAATCGTATGAAGTTGCCTGTGCAGCTTGATGAGTTGCAACAGTCCACATACGATGATAGTGTGAGTGATTTCGTCGCTTGGTATAACGACTTTGTATTGAGCGGTGAAGAAGAAAACATCAATGGTATCGAACTACTAGCCAAGATGGCGCGTATGCGTCACATCACCGGACTAGCTAAGATACCTGCTACGCTTGGATTCATTGAACAGTTCGTGGCTGACACTGAGCGTAAGCTCGTAGTATTCGTTCACCATAAAGATGTGGGCGAACTGATGTATGGGGCTCTCATCAATACTGATAAGGAATCTAATCCTGACTATCACGAGTTAGCGCAGACTCTCAAGGATGAGGGTATCCCTGTATATCAGTATACGTCCAAACATACTGGTAGACCTGAGGGATATGACATTCAGGAGAGATTCAACGATAACAAACGATGCATCATGATTGCATCAACCCTCGCGTGTGGTGAAGGACTCAATCTCCAGACGTGTGCTGATTCAATTCTCCATGAGAGACAATGGAATCCACAGAATGAGGACCAAGCTACGCCGGGCCGGTTCCGACGTATTGGACAGGTATCAGGTGTAATCAACATTACCTGTCCTGAGTCTGAAGGAACTATCGACGAGCATCTGGATTACATCGTCGAGTCTAAGCGTAAGCAGTTTCACGCTGCAATGAACAAGGGTGAAGCCCCTGTGTGGAGTGAGAATCAATTCGCTAAAGAATTAGCTGAGATGATTGTCGCTAGACATAAGGCTAAGAAGGGTAAGCAGGGTAAGCCTGCTGTCAAGACTAACATCACTGCAATGGCTACGATGTAATGCCGAGGATTAAAATCAATTGTAGACCAATGGACCCTAAACATATGGAGGGTAGACAAGTTATTCTCAATGTGGAGAAGGTTGATGTAGAGAAGGGAGAGATTCTCTGCACATTGGTAGCTGTGTCTGGTGACATTAAAGACGGAGCTATACCTGTAGAACCTATTAGTGCTGAGTGGGGACCAGTTAGACCTGCACCGCGTCAAACGGAGGATATGTTCTTTGACATGGAGCAACTACTTAGTGGAATGAGTAGCATCAAGTGGCAAACATAACATTTGACAAGAAGGAAATAGAAAGGGCAAAAAGTAAACAGGGAATCTATGCTCTGCTTAATAGACCTACGCTAAGTATAGAGTCTATTGAAGTGGCTTTCAAGAAGTATGCTAGGGCTCATGGTTGTAAAGTGAGTCAATTAGATACTGAGTGGAAGCGATTTCAAAAGATTCTTAATCAAACACTGAGGTCTGAATGACTATTACACAACTAATCAAATACCTTGAGAACGTCCGCGATAGTCGTGGTGAGGTAGAAATTATAGGCCATGTCAAGGGTGGCTATTACTGTAGTGCTATGGGGGGTGGTGAGCTTATCCAGCGTGGACAATCTCAATTTCACGAATACGTAGTAGCATTATTTACTGATAGCACACTGGAGAAGGAATAATGAGTGTCAAACCCAATATGGAGAAACTAGTTTTGGATGCTGTCAATACTAACACTGGCATCCGTAACGTAGACCTAGTTCTAAATGTAATGTATAACGTAGGACCTGTGATGTTTAATATCGAGGACTACGACACTGCTATTAGAGATTTACTAGCTAGAGGTGATATCATTGAATTAGAAGTGATAGCACCAGCAGCTAACTACAGAGTTAAATCTATTTACTTTCCGAGAGGAACTGAGTTTGTCGAAATCAAAGACGCAACTCGTAAAGTCAAAATCAGCTATCATGACTAAAGTTCTAGTCATGGAGCGTGGTGCTATGATTGGCTCAGGGTTTATCATCGAGTATGCCGATGGTGGATTCTTTGTGCCTGCGCTTGTTGATTTTGCAGGTGTAGAGATACCTGCGGGTGCATATGAACTAACTAGAACTAATGAATCATTTCCAGTCGTTGTGCCGACAGGAGTTCAATAATGCCACAAATAAGTGAACTGAGATATGAGTTCAGCAATTACGATGAGGCTGAAGCTGCCATCGATAAGTGGGCTAAGGTTAAACCGGGTAACATCAATGATGTGCCCTATCCTAAGTTTGAGATAGACTACATCGACGTGGAACAACACGATACGTTGGTCATGTATCTCAAACTTAAGAAGGACGAGTAATGGACAACAGTAGCGTCAATGAAGCAGCTCTTGACACGATAGTCGAGAGTATCATGGGTGGCAAGAAGAATGTCATCCTAGATGCTACAGTTCTGTCAACGATTATGAACTGTGCTCGCCTCGCGGATTTTCGATTCAACCATAATCTACAGTCGATTAATGGTAAATCAAATTCGCTGGAGTGTGGGCTAATTGTTCATAAGTTCCTCGAAGTCATGTATGGTAATATCATTCATGGCATGAAGCGTGACATGGCTGTGCAACATGGTATGGCTGCTGCCGAGCTATACATAGCAGGCTGTAAGTTCTGTACAGGATTCCAACCTTCTGAAGCCTTACCAAAGCCTCCATGTGGACATAAGATTGATGAATTTCCTGGTGTTCAGAATACACCTAAGGAAACAGAAGGCTATCGTATAGGCTGGCATTGGGTATTAGATACCTGTGACCAGTATCAACTTCACTACAAGAATGACCATTGGGTTCCTCTTGAAGTGGAAACTGTTAAGGGTAAGGTTCTCTATGAGGACGATGAGATTCGTGTCCTGTGGAAAGCTAAACTGGATTTAACATCTGACACTAATCAGGGTATATTCCCTGTAGACCACAAGACGATGAAACAGCGTCGAGATACTATCTCATTGAACAATCAGTTCATTGGGCAGTGTCTTATCATGGGGACACGCAATGCATTCGTCAACAAGATTGGATTCCAAACAAGCCTCAAACCAGAGGAAAAGTTTCAGCGAACTCCAATCTCGTATAGTGCTGCTAGATTGCTGGAATGGCAATCAGAAACCCTTCCTTATTACGCAAAACTCCTACTTATGTATGCTGAGACGGGGCACTTCCCTCCCAATTATACACATTGTGATGGGAAATACGGTAAGTGTGCGTTCGTAGGTGTATGTGAGTCTGACCCTGGAATGAGAGAAGAAACTATTAAACTCCACTTCTATGTGGGGCCAGTGTGGAATCCGACTAATGACGAAGAAACTGACTGAACTTGAATGGTTCAAAAGATTTCGCACACAGCGATGTCCCCAATGTAAACCGGATACTGTATTTCCCTGGTCACTAACAAGAACATCTCAATGGTGTCCACAGTGTGAGAGAATATGGAGATACAGATATCCAAATATCGAAATGTCACAGAAGAAGGCACTTCGATATTGGTATTACAAAGACAATCCTAAGGAGGGTGGTCGAGTAGGACAGGACGGTAAAAGTATATGACCAAAGCAGCTAACCACATCCATCGATACAAGAAGGTCAATCTCGGTAGGAATGGGAATGAGTATCTTGTATATCAATGCACTAAACCGTTGTGCTCGCACTATATTCCTATGGCGCAAGCTGAGGGAAAGATGTGTGAGTGTAACAGGTGTGGCGAAGCTATGATTATTGGCCGTTCCACTCTTGTTCACTCTGGCGGAAAGCCTATGGCTAAGCCGCATTGTAATAGTTGCGTGAAACGTAAGAAGAAGGCTGGCGTAGAAGATATCGCTGCTTTCCTATCCAAGACAGGAATATAGATGCCTAGTTTAGCAGACGAAAAGTTAGACGCACTATTTTCAATGCTCAAGGGTGAGCCTGGGACACGTAAGTCAACTTCTGCTCTATCATACCCTACTCCACAGTATTGGGTATCGACTGACCAGAAGATGGAATCAATGGTGCTACCTGCTAAGCGTTGGGGCATTAAGACTCGTGACATTCAATACGATGACTACAAGGATTGGGATAAGCCTCGCGCTAAGTTAGAACAGTTACAAGTTAACTGTCCATTCAAGACCATCATTGTAGATTCTATTACCTCTATTGGCGATTGTATGACCAGTCAGGTAAAGAAGGCTAAGCGTTCAGACGGTGGTGGCAAAAACATTGGTGGGATTCCAGTCTCAGGACTAGAGGAATTCAACGCCGAGAGTTCAGCGTTCCAAGAGTTGATTGCGATTCTGAAAGATATCCACAAGTTTCATCGTGTGAATGTCATCATGATTGCTCACGAATTGGGAGCGCGCAAAGATAATGATGCGAATAAGCTGACGCA